GATCATCGTGCTGGTAACACTGCCCGTATCACCAGTCGTTACCACCGTTCCAGTGGTATCAGGCAATGTGATGGTGCGATCTGCGGTGGGATTGGTAACCGTCAGAGTTGTCTCAAAATCATCTTCGCTAGATCCTTCAAAAACAATGTCGGCGTTATTCATGACGAGATCGCCCGTCATCGTGTCGCCCGCTGCATCTACAAATTCACCGGCTTCACTGCGCCATGCACTACCATCCCAAACCTTGAACACATAGCTGCCGCCACTATTGTCTAACCATTGTTCTCCAACGGAATTTCCAGCGGTGCCGCCAGAAGCAGGACTTGCATTGGGAGCACTGCTTCCAACATGCACAGGGCCAACTTTCACCAAATCTCCATTACTGTTCTTGAAGAACATGCCGGGAGCACCACTTGCATAGTTAATGGCAACTTGACCATCAACCATTGAAGCGGGATTAGGACGCTTATCCAGCGTCGAGGAGCGTAAATGCTGAAGAATGCCAGCCATGATAAAACGATGGAAAGTGATTAAAAGTTGAAAACGTCAACTTGTCTTTACAAATTATAAACAATAAACGACAAACTAGAAGCTTCCCTCGTCAATTGTCGCTGAAATTGTTCCAGCAGAGAAGTCTCCACTTCCATCGCGAGCAACAATTGCACTCGCCGTATTGGCACTAGTGGCTGTAGTCGCACTGTTGTCAATCTTCCCCGCAGTTGAAATCGTGTTCAACTTAGTGTCTGCAATGGATCCAGCAAGCATTGTGTTGGTAACAGTGCCACTATCACCAGTCGTTACGACTGTACCTGTTGTGTCAGGCAGCGTCACGACTCGATCCGCAGTTGCATTTGCTGACGCTAACGTGATCTCATAATCGTCATCACTTGCTCCTTCAAAGGCAAGTACCCCAGTTGTACCAAATGTAACCGTGCCGGTAACAACGCCTCCTGCCTTAGGCAGTGCAGCATTTGCAAGATCATAAGCAGTCTTAACAGCAGTTGCAGTAGCCGCTAAAGTTGAACTTGTCGTTGACGTTGAATCCGTCAATCGAACGACGCCACTTCCTGCAGTAGTAGCTCCACTGATCGTAATGCTTGGTGTTGTAGTGCCACTTGTAACGCTCATTGGAGCGCCAACAGTAACGCTAAGCACAGTACCACTTGAAGGAGTGGTCCACGTCAAACCCGTGTCTTCAGTGGAGTCTGCAGTTAAAACTTGCCCGTCTGAGCCAACGCTCACCAAGCCGAGATCTGTTGTACCAGAAGCAGCAATTAAGTCGCCTTTTGTGTACGATGACTGGCCAGTGCCACCATAAGATTCATCCAGAACGCCACTAGCAATGTTATTTGCATTGCGACATTCTGTGCTAACTTCTTCAATCGCTGCCTGTACATTTGTACTGGAAACATTGGCCGCAGGCGTGAATCCAATTTGCGTGGCAGTTTGTGAGGTGTAAGTGGAGCTAACATCGATTTCCACCCATGCCGTACCATTGCAAAGCAGCAAGTCGGGCGGATTAAGTTCAGTCTCTGGCGCAGGAGATGTGCCAGTACCGCCACTTTCTACAACAACGTAATAGCGATTGAATGTAGCAGAAGGTGAAGGCAATGGCTGGCCAATTGTCAGACCGGCAGCACTTCCCTCGGCAGACACTGTTGCGACAGTATTGCCACTTGCGTTATAAGTGCCAGCGAAAACAATTTCACCAATACTGATACCAACAGGATTCCAAACATTACCATCCCAAAGGAACAAATCTTTTTCCAATGGATTAAAGAAGAATTGTCCCGTAAATTGAGCTGAAGGTGTTGTTTCGCCAAATTTTGTAACAGAATAATCTGCAAGCTTTTCTCCATTGATTGAATTGTCTGCAATGAAGCCACTACCAAAAGTGCCAGCACTAATCTTAGAGGCACTTAAAACAGGAATGTCCGCAGCAACTAATGCAGTCGCGCCAGAAGAAACATGCCCTTGTCCATCGACCACTACTTTATAAAATGTTCCACTTGCAATGGAATTACTATGATCAATTTGATCGCCATTCATCACAAGTCCAGCGCCAGGTCGCATTACGCCTGTAGTGCCTGAAGTTGCGATAGGAAGGTCTGATCCGACTAATGCCCTGAAAGTTGGCGCAGCGTCTGATCCACTGGCTGGGCCGACAAATACTGCATTTGCAGATTGAACATTAAGCGATGGAGAAATAATTGCGGAAAAACTATCAGGATAAGTAGTGGAGAAACTGTAAACACTATCGCCGGAAACGGTTACAGTATTTAACGCAGCTTGTCTTAACCATGAACTACCATCCCATGTGTATTCATATGAAGTGCTAGTGTTAAGCCATTGCTGACCAATGTAAGTTCCACTTCCTGCTGGGGTGGAATTTGTCACAATAACAGTGCTTTGTCCAGCAAGTTTCAATGCTGTCACGCCACTGTCCACAATCTTTGAAGTAGTCACTGCTCCTGCATTGATTTTTGCAGTAGTAACTGCATTGTTGGCAATTGTTGCAGCAAAGGTTCCAGTGCCGTTTCCGGTAACGTCACCAGTAAGAGTAATGGTTTGATCACCAGTATTGTTGCCAGTAGAAGTGCCCGAGAGTGTACCATTTTGCGTGGCAAGCGTTCCAAGACCAAGTGTTTCTCTGATGTCTTCAACGCTTACATCATCAAGGATTGATCTAGCTGCAGCGGTACATGCAATTTCCTCAAGAACACCTCCACTTGCAGTAGCACGACCAAGGATGATATTTGATTGAGTTGCGGGAGTGATTTTTGCTAAAGTAACGGCACCACTTGCAATCTTGACAGTCGTTACACCACTATCAGCAATTTTTGCAGTTGTAACAGCACTGTCATTGATTTTCGCGGTAGTGATATTGCTATCAACGATTTTTGCTGTTGTGATTCCGCTGTTTACAATTTTTGCTGTTGTAATAGCACTATCAGCGATGTCAGCAGTTGCGATTGACCCTGCGTCATAATCGCCTGATGCGACAGTATTTTGAATCGCAAGACTGCCAAGACCTAACGTAGCGCGTTGTGCTGTTGCACTAGCGTCATCGATTAAAGCGCGACCAGCAGCGGTGATTGTTGATGTGGCATAAGTGTCAGAGCCGGTAGTGTAAATAATTTGCCCTGATGCAGTTGTGAGACCAGCAATTGACTGCAGTCCAGCATCATATGCTTGAACGTCACTTCCAATGGCAAGTCCTAAGTTGGCCCGCGCTCCTGATGCAGTAGAGGCTCCCGTTCCTCCGTCCGCAATAGCTAAATCAGTGATGCCAGTAATCACTCCTCCATTGATCGTTGCGTAGGAAAGAGTGCCACTGCTTAAAATGGCAGTGCCACCAGTAATCGCAACGCCAGAAGCATTTTGAGTTGCAATGGATCCAAGTCCTAGTGTGGTGCGCTGAGCAGAAGCATTTGCATCATCCAATAATGCTCTACCAGCAGACGTGAGCGTAATTGCCTCCAAATCTCCACTGCCTGCAGTCGCACGTCCAACAAGCACGTCAGACGACACCTGTTGCATTTTCCCGAAGGTGACAGCATTATCTGCAATGTCTTCAGTGTCAACAACACCAGAAGCAAATGATCCAGAAAGGATCGTGCTACCAGAAATAACTGAACCGTCAATACTTCCAGACGCTAAATTTAACTTCTCTGCGCTAATCGTACTGTTGGCAATTTTTGCATTAACAACGGCAGAATCTGCAATATTAACAGTGTCAACAGCATCGCTCGCTAACTTAACCTGCGTAACACCACTATCTACTAACTGAGCAGTGTTGACACTGCCGGACGCCATTTTAGCTTGAGTGACATTTGCATCTGCAATCTTGCTTGTAATTACTGCATCGTCAGCAATCTTTACAGAAGTGACGCCGCTGTCTGCAATCTTTGCCGTAGTAACCTGACCGTCTCCAATATCCGAAGCAACAATTGCGCCTGCATCGAAATCACCAGAAGCAATCGTGTTTCGCGTTGCAATTGTACCAAGACCAAGCGTGGTGCGCTGTGCGGCAGCACTTGCATCGTCAAGGAGCGCCCTGCCTGCTGATGTGAGAGTAATTGTTTCCAGGCTTCCGCTGCCTGCAGTTGAGCGACCGACAAGCACGTCCGTCGCAACTTCTTGGAGCTTAGAAAACGTGACGGTGTTGTCCGCAATATCAGAATCAACAATCACACCAGAAGCAAAAACTCCCGATGGAATAGACGATCCAGAAATAACCGCACCATCGATACTTCCACTGGCAAGGTTTAACTTGCTTGCTTCAATAGTGCTATTTGCAATCTTTGCATTAGTTATTGCTAATGCAGCAACATTAATAGTATCAACAGCGTTAGCCGCTAGTTTTGGTTGCGTAACGCCACTATCAACTAAATTAACTGTATCAACACTGCCAGAGGCTAGTTTTGATTGAGTGATGCCACTATCAACTAACTGAGACGTGCCAACACTGTTGGATGCCATTTTGGCAAGTGTTACATTCGCATCAGTAATGTTTACAGTCGCAACTGCATCACTAGCAAGCTTTGATTGCGTGATCCCGCTATCGACAATGTTTACAGTTGCAACTGCATCAGTAGCAAGTTTTGACTGCGTAACGCCACTATCTGCAATATTTACAGTTGCAACTGCATCAGCAGCAAGTTTTGACTGAGTGACGCCACTGTCAGCAATGTTAATTGTTGCAACAGCACTACTTGCAAGTTTTGACTGCGTAATACCAGAATCAACAACTTGAGTTGTTGAAACGCTATTTGCAGCCATTTTGGCAAGCGTCACACTGCCACTAGCCAAAGCAGTTGTATCAACAGCTCCAGTATCAATTTTTGCGCTAGTTACACTATCATTGGCCAATTCAGTTGTATCAACTGCCCCAGACGCAATCTTTGCATTAGTTACACTGTCATTTTCCAACAGTGAAGTGTTGATTGTGTCGCCAGTCGCAACAGCGCCAAGTCCTAATGTTGAACGCGCAGTAGAGGCATTCGCGTCATCAAGAATTGTCCTGGCAAATGCAGTGCAAACAATTTCCTCAACATCACCTGCGCCAGAGCTACTACGACCAAGAAGTCGATCCGTTGCACTTACGTTTTGAATCTTGGCATAAGTAACAGCATCATTTGCAAAGGCACTTGTGCCAAGCTTTGCCGTACTCCCTTGATTAATCTTTGAAATATCTAATGTTGATGCATCTGCTAAATTAAATCCAGCCTGGATTAGGCTTTTTACTTGAATCTTTTTTGTTTGACTTGCGCTAATATCCGCAATAGGCAGTACATCATTAGATGCAGTTCCAACTTGAGTGAGTTCTACAAGCTCTGTGATTCTTTGGTCAGCCATGGAATAAAACGCAAGCCTTGGTTTAGTCTAATGTCTTTCTATATTAGCTATTATCAGTCCGTAACTTCCTTAAGTAAGTAGTCTAAAGTGGATTCCAGATAAATTGCATCAGAATCTTCTTTTAAGATAAACTCTGGCGGCAATCCAACCCTTAACTTGATTTCTCCATTGGTAACAAAATCAATGGAGCAAGAAATAAGTGAATCGGCACTTGCTGTAACCCCAGTTCTTGTAATAACAGCCTCGACTTCATAGAAAACTTCTTGCTCAAAACCACTAAGAAGCTCATTAGAAGCAATGGCAAAAATTGCTTTAAAAGAACTTCCAATATTGATCCTATTGATAACCTGCAATAGGAATAATGGAGTTTCTTCGATATCTACGTTTTCGTAACTAAAAAGACATTCAACGCTACCGCCGCCACTAAGCAATCCCGATGAATACTGTTGCTGAAAGTTGTCTGATAAACTTGTAACGTCTAAAGCATTCCTGTCTGTATTTAATTCGTAAGACGTTACTGACGCTAATGTGTTGAGTTTTGAGTCGCTAACTTTTACATTGATTGGAATTGGCTCTCCGAAAAATTGGTCTAATGAATACTCAGCACTTCTTTCATTGTTAATGGCATCAGAAAATGATGGATAGAGCCTGATTCCACCAACAGCATTAACATTAATGTAGGCTCTTGCGTTCTGCTGTATTGCGTAGTCGCTTAACCTGAATTCATCGTAACCATCTGGCGGCAAAGCACTTGTCGTGCTAATTTCATCGTCGTCATAATCCGGGATGCTTACAGAAGATCCAGAAGCCCACACGACAGAATCATACCCATCAACTTCTTGGCCTGGGATAGACCAAAATGTTGCGGGTAGAAATAATAGCCCTCTTTGATCTTCGGTTGAAAAAACAATGAAATCACCAGCAATTAAATCATCATCTGCCCCCTCAAAGCTAAATCTATTTAATATAGTGTTAATGTCATTCGCATGAACCAAGCCGTCAACGCTGTTTTCAGACTCTCGTTGTAATTTTACAACACCAGTATGTCCAACAAAAAACGTCATCCTGCTCTAGATCTCATTTGTTTGTGCTATTAGTCAGTTTATTTGAGCGATCAACTCATCGCAACGGAAGTGAGGGGGCCGTCAATCGTAAAATCAAACGACACAGTGGTCACTTCATCGGTAGAAGCAGAGATGCTTGCGCTGCTAATAAAAGCATCCGCCGCGAAGGAATCGCCCGCTCCAGCTTCAAACACTAAAGACACCTTATCACTGTCCGTAATTGCGCCTGTTTTTGCAATACTTGCAAGCAAATTTGTTGCATTTGTAGTGCCTGCTGTATAGTACGAAGCCGTAGCACTTCCAGTGGCGCTAAACAATCCAGCCGTGTAAGTGGTTGCGGTGTCGCCAAGTGAAGTGGTTTCGATGGTATTCAGATTAGTATTTAAAGTCCAGTCTCTAATCTTGACAATTTCACTTGCTCCTAGCTTCAAAGAGCCGTTGCGTCCAGTCAAAAAAGCCATGTTGAGTTAGCGTTTTAATTTATTGTAACAATATTCTAAATGATTTCAAACCTAACGAAGTAAGATTAAACTGTATATCCACCTGGGGGATCAATATCGAATAAACCAGGGTTAAAGTTGGCAATCTTTGAGAGAAGTTGATTGCCAACAATGTCACATTGATGTTCTATTGCACTAATGGTTACCTCACCTTCTTCCTCCATTGAAACCGATACCACGCGAAATACTCTTCCTCTCGCATTGGCCGTTCCAAGGACGAAAATGCTTCCCTTGTACGAGTTTGAAAGAATAGATGCCGACACGCTAGATAACGTAACCGGATCGCCTCCTGGCTTCCACACAAAAGCAGTGCCGCTAATTGTGCCTTCATTAGAATAAGGTAAAATAATCGTACCGTCATCAGTCACTGACCCTGTTCTAATAGCTTCATATTGATTATCCTCCAAGTGGACAATAATATAGCTGCCTGGCTGAACAGGAGCCTCAGTCGGAAATGTTTGAAATTCAACTGCACGAGTAGAGAATTGTCGCTGGTTGATTAATAACATTGCATAATTAATTGCCTGCGATTTGGAAGTGACAAAACCAGATAAATCAAAAGTGTTTTTACTGGCAAACGCCTCATTGATTCCTTTCTTGGAAACTGTTACGCTTGTTGACCGAGCAAATGCATCGTTAGTTGACTGATCTCGATAAACAATTGTTGCAATTAAATCTTGAGTTGAATCCCCATAATCAAAGAACTGCTCCTTGTAAGTTCCTTCAAGGATATTGCCTTGATTAAAGATTGCCGATGGAGTAATATTACGAGACACCTGTCCGCTGCTATCATAAGGCACTGCCGGAACCAAGGTCTCCTTTCCGCCAATTTTCGCCAATTCCAGCAACGAATAAGGTGCAACTTCTGCCCAAAATTGCCTCCACGCTCTAGGATCAGCAATCACCCCGTCCATGTAATAGCCGTTTGCTATACAAAATTGTCTGCAAGTGTATAAAGACGTTAGGTCAATTGCCTCTTCAACGATATAGCGTCCAACACCATTAATATCATCAAGCAAAGTGTCAAGGAAAATGTCTGGAGCATATGAAGATGGGTTTAGTGGCAAACCACTGATAGGCAGGTCGGGGTTTGTGATCTGTCTGACTACCTTACCTCCCGTAACGAATACGCTTAGGTTTTTTAAACTTGTTAAAAACTGACTACTATAAGCATTTAAGCCAACGAGACACAGTCCCTGATAAAGCTCAGGGTAAGCATCCGCGTAGTTTACAACTTGCTGCTCAGATACTGCTGTAATTGAAATTTCTGGTCCATTGTCAAAGGAAGTTCTAATATTAGTGTCAGAGCGAACTGAATATAAAGTCCATTCTTGTAACAAAGGAGGTGCTGTGTTTTGAATAGTATTAAAACTGCGAATTGATCCCTCAAAGAAGAAAATATTATCAATAATATTAATGCCTCCACCATGAGACAGCAAAGCAACCCTGCTACTGCCTCCAAGTTTAATATTTTCAGCCACCAAATCAACAACAGGCTCAAATTCAAACTCCATATAATTAGATTCGCCGTTAGGAGTTAAAAATATCAATGGAATAAAATAATCATTGTCCGTAGCTCTTCGTATGCAGAAAATAATTGCTGGCCTTGTCCATAAAACATCTCCTCGTTTTCTGTATCGAATGGTAAAAAATGCCGCCCTATTTTTGTAACCATTATCAGCAAAAGAAAAATTACTTACATTCGTCTCTCCATACTTCGGCTGTCTACCGGATACAAACATGAAAACACGCGCCTTGATTGCAAAATGCACAATTCGCACTTGCGAAACTGTTTCGTAAGAAGCGATAAAAATTCTATTAATGCTTTTATATCCGCTTTTAGCATCTTCACTATTAGTAGTGCCATATGGAACACTGCATAACGGTCCCGATTCAATGCATTGAAACACAACACTACCACTCCCAGGGCCATTAAGATCAGGCTGTCCTGAGGTTAAACTTGTTAGCTGAAACCTTGCTGCTCCAAGCTTGTAAATACCACCAAGTTCTAATGATTGAAACAACGTAGATCTAATCTGCTGTGCTTCTCTGTTTTCACGAGTGCCTCCTCCGTCAAAATCAACTCTGTCAAATGCAAGCGTAAAAGAACTTCCTTGGGGGAAATCTTGGGTCGAGCCAGCCGCATCAGGCCATTGACTAGGACGACCTGGAATTCTGATCCCAAGGTTAATTGTTTCTTCTTCCCCTGCTTCAGTTCTATTTGTGTATTCTACATTAATTGGCACTGGATTAATTAATCCAAGAGAAGCTGCAGATGCAGGAGAATATGACTGACTAAATCCTTCATACCTAACCGTACTATTGAGATTAATTACAGGCGCAAACATTTCTTGAGTTGCAACACCTGATGTAAAGAATGGATCACTCGTATCTCCTCTCACCAAATCATCTTGACGAATCACATTGTCTCCTGGACGCACATTACTGAAATACAGCCATGCCGAGGATCCGACGAATTGACGAATCAAAGTTTGACCAAGAGCTGTTTTGTCAGGATCAATACTTGAAATTATTCCTGCTCCAACTACGCCCATTAACTGTGCATATTGATTTCCTCCATTGCTATACACTGCAGAATAAAGAAGTGACGTATTGACCCTGACGCCTCCATAGGGATTATCCGTACTGGTATAAACTAAATTAATGGGATCTCCAAACCGAGAAAGTTCTTGTGCTGATTCAAATCCATACCTGGGGCTAAATCTTTGACTCCTAGTTGTTGGAGCATTTTCTGCCTCAATTGTTGGAACATCGAAATTTGGTCTTGGAGCAAGTAATGCTGATCCAACTTGAAACAATACGCCAACAACAGTAAGAACAAGAGCCGTCACTCCAAAGTCGTTGCGAATATCAAAAACAGTTCCTTGTTTTGGGTCACCATATTCCGCCTGCAGTCTTCTGAATTCAAAATAATCTGCCTCCGAGATGTTCAGAGTTTCAATTAACGCTTTTTCGTAAGGCAGAAGAGGGCGCATTTAATTATCGCAGTTCATTCTAAATATTTTAATCGGTTTCAGTCGTGGTGTCCAGAACGAAGACCCTTGCTGACGTATTGTTAAATAACCATTTGAAATTACAGTGCCAAGTCCCAATTGTTTATCATTCATTGAAACCAACGCAACATCACCGTCCTTGGACTCTGTAACCTCAAGCGCAATATCAGACAGTTGTCTTAAAATTGCCTTTACTGTTGATCGACATTGCTCTCGCTCATAAGCCCATTGAAAGTCCGCTTCATAGTCATGCAATTTTAATTCTCTTCTTGCTTCACAAACAAGCGCAAAACAATCAGTTTCATTATTCCCATCACCTGGCTTTGCGCCAAATTTATAGCGAAGCCCCAGTAATTTACTCCACATCACTTGAAGTTAATCCTTGAGTTTGTAGGAAGTTGGCCTGAGTTGCGACGAGTAAATGTACCAGCAGGAAACACTCCATTTACGCCGTCCATAGCACTTTTAAACCGAAGTTCAATCGTGGTTTCGGAGTAACTAGCGCCAACGCCAATGTAATAACTTGTGTATTCCGACATCGTTAAATAATCAGCAGACGATGGAGAGGGAGATGTCGAGTTTGTTTCCACCCATCGTGTTTTAAGGGTAAGACTTGAAAGCTTGTTGCCATTGCCTGATTCAACTAAAGTTAAAGCGAAACTAGAAAATGGAAATAATAACGCAAGCGTTTCGTTCTCTCCATTCAGTTGAGATGAGGCCCCTTGTACTGAAAAAGATGCAAAGCGATGACCTTCATACGTTTCTCCTTGAAAGAAATTTTGAAGCGCAAAACCCAGTGTTGGTCCAACAAGTCCAGGCTGTGGATACGCCTGAATATTAGCCATGTTGACAATATTAATCATTGTTACGCAGAGTAATTAAGCTCACCAATAAGCTTAACAGTTACCGTGCTAAGGCTTCTTTCGCTTGCTTCAATGTTTGGAGGTTCCACATAAAACCATCTAATATAAGTTAAATTTAACTTGGAAGACAGGCTAGATGACATTCCTGCGAAGGTTCCAAGCCCAGCCAGGGGAGAGAGTGATGGATCAAATTGAAGTTGAAAGCGGTTCTGCTGATTATTTGCATTATGGTAATGATCCCAAATAAGAATCACATTTGTTTCTGTTATGTTTTCAAACACTAAGTCAAGAAGATAGTTGCCCATTAAATTACCAAAATTCCTCCTGACAACAACACCATTTAACGCTCTATATTCTTTCCGCGCAGGTTCTGCCATGCGAAGCGTCCTGCGAGTTGGGGCAATGGATGGAAAATCAGACATGATTAATTAGCGAAGGCCAATTTGACGACGAGTTGCTGGAGAATTTTGAAGCTTGTTTAATGCTAATTGACTGCCGCGACTAGCGCCATCTTTCGCTGCATCGCGTCTTGTTTGAGCCATTGCAAGCTCCAATTGATCGCGACTGACGTATTCCACGCCACCAATATTTGTGGTTTCAAAGCTCATATTAAGCATAGAAGGAGACGGCATACCAGGAGCGCCTTTACCCATCACATCACGCGCTGAACGGCCTCCAAATTGCACTGGAATGCTTCTTCCGTCAGGCAGGGGTACAACTGCTTCGTTGTACCTTCCTTCGCCTACAAGGCCAAGTGTGGGGCCTTTGACGACGCCGCCATTTGCAAAAGCCTGAAATCCTCCTTTCAATACATTGCCATTGGCGCTACCAATAACGGGGAAGGCTTGAGGGCTGAGATTGCCGAAGCCAGTCGTATTGAAGCTAGACACATCACCGCCACCTAAAGGCAGGCCGCCGCCTCCGCCACCGCCACCA